TTCCAATGTAGCCATTTCTTTTTGTGTCATTAGTTCCCATCCGTTAAAGTATATGTGCTTGGTACTGCACATCTATCAGCAATGTATGGCAATGCAAAAGAAATATCTGCTCTCACTCCAGCAACTAAATCGCTGAATCTCTCGGTAAAAAAGTTGATAGTTACATTATTGCCCAGTGTGAAATCAAAATCATCGCTTCGTAATTGTGCAATAATATCTTGACATATTAACATTTGGTCATTGATAACATCATCAATGTTTTTGTCATCGCCAAACACCAAGTCCATGAACAATAAAGAAATATTTAGATTAAATGCCTTACCCGATATTTGAGATTGCCCAATGGTAGCATACATCAATGGATAGGTTATGCTATTGCTTTCGCCTAACTCCCAAACATCACCCCACCCATAGTCATTAATCTGCTTATGGGCATCGGCTAAATCATTTAGTAACTTTTTTACTTGATTGATTGTCATTTTGTTTCACTTGTTGCAAGTAAACTTTCAATTTACCTACATTTTTATTTGAGTAATTTCTTGCCATTAATTTCTATAATCTCTACCAATTTGACCACCTTCGCTTTGATACATCGCTTCGTAATCTTTATAATCTACAATCGCACTATCTCCTAAATAAATGCTTGATTGAAAACTTGTTCCATTGGGTTGAATAATATCTACACCACTTCCAGGATTGTTGTACAAAGGATAGTCAGTAATAAACTCAATAAGATAATCGGTAGTACGTTGAGCATACCATTCGGCTTTGTTCTTGTAATATTCCATTAATGAAAACAAATCGTTTAAACTTGATGTTTCACTATTCTCCGAAGTTTTACGCAATACGTTTTTATTGGTTAGTTTGTAACCTAAACTCATTACCATTTCCGATGCAACATACCAACTTAAACAATCGGTAATATATAAGTCCAAAAGTTTAGCATTTAATACGCTTACACTATTTGCAGTTATTTGGTCTTGTAATTCACGATATAAACCAGTGCCTAAAATTGGCTCAATAAACATATCTTGGCAATGCTTAATAGTTGGCTTTATAAGTTTAGGGTCTACGTTATCTTGTAATAAACTTCTATCCTTTAAAGTTTGTTCTGAAATAAATAATACGTTCTTGCTCATCGTTTCTCAACTAATATTTTCTTAACCCATTGATGTCTACAATATGGAGTTGTTACACCAGTTTTAGGATTGTGGTAAAAACCTCCACGCCTTGCCCATACTGAATAACCTAATCTTTGGCTCACTTGCTCAATCTCTGCTCTTGTGAATACCTTTCTCAAATTGATTAAGTTTCTGCAAAAATCTCTTGTTGTATCAATTATCTCTGCACCCAATCCCGACATTACTTCATATTGATAGTAAATCTTAACATCTGCCAATGGTTTACGTTCATTCCTTTGCACTCTACCCTCTTTGGTAATTTCACGCTTTACCACCATTGTGCCATTATCGTTTATCTCACTTTGGATAATCAACTTATTTGCTTCCAAAGATGCAATCGCACCATTCACAACATTTCTATCCACCTTCAATGCTTCCGAAATATCCTTTGCACTAATCAATGGATTTTGTCTAATCAAATCCAATACACTTGATTGAACGGTTGTAATAATTATATCTACACCAGCAAACTCCTCATCATGCAACTCTCTACCTTCGGCATCAAATCGCATTGGCTTTGAATTTATCACAACAAATTTATCTGCATCTTGACCAAATTCGCTAAATACTGCAATCGCAAAATCATCATCCTCTTTTGTGAATGCTTTGAATGATTGTTTAGGTTGTTCTGCAATTACAACATCTTGTTGTTCTAATTTTGGCAATCCTAACTTCTCACGAATTTCATCTCTTGTCATCGCTTGTGCCAATACTTGCTCACTAAACTCAAACGCCAATGGCTCGGTTTGTTTAATCGTAAAGTCAGTATTGTAACCAAATGGTGCTAAAATATATTTTAACCACCTTTCAATGAATATCTGCTTTCCATTGATATAAGTATTTTGAAATATCTGATACGCCTCTCTAATTTCGTTCCTATTGCCCAAAGCACCCTCTGTGGCGATACCAAATAGTAAAGGTGATGTTACCCTATGCCCACTAAAAATCTCTTGTTGTATCGTTCTATTTAGCAAATCAAATTGTTTGTCCAAATCCGATGCTGATAAATCCAAAACGGTTGGTGCTTTAGCTGGGTCATTATTGAAATTGATAATAAACTTACCAGCATTCTTCTCTCCAGCAAACTTCTCTTTTAATTGTCTTTCAATAGTACGTTGCTCCTCTACGCTTGGAGTTCCGTTATTGAATGAAATCATTTTAGAAGGCATCAATCCATTGTGTATTGCGTTCAAATGAAACTCACTTACTGCAACATCTAACTCAATGTAATTTAATGCACCTTGATAACTTGGTAATGTGTATGTATTTACGTTTGGTCTATATTCCTTAAGGTAGATTATCTTTTTGCCTTCCGTATTTTCGCCATCGTATGCCTTAATGGTAATAATGTCATCGGGTTTACCTTTTGTTTCCCATTGCTCACTAATGTAAAACTCGGTGTTATCTACGTTTGACCTTACTTTTGCATAGTCAATATGGTATAAACTTACCGGCTCATTGAATGTATTGTAAATTACTTCTAAATAGCAACCTCCAAAAACCTCCAAATCCAAAGCAATCTTTGCTAAAATATCATTGATGCTTTCGCCAGCTCTGTTAATATCCTTTTCAGCAAGGTATTGGTATTGCTCATCTTCCCATTGCAAACCACTACCAACAATAAAATTGGCTTTACCATTTACGATGGCGTTGTGCTTCGCTGAAGTATTTAAAAGATTAAGTAAATGATAAGGATATTTATTGTCATCCCCATACGTTATCCAATCTTGGTTTTTCTTTTCAGCGAATTTCGGGTTTGAATATTCCGAAAATCCTATGCTTATAATGTTGTTCATGTTATAATGCTAAATCGCCAGTTAAGAACCACTCATCAGTTCCAATTTTAGTAAGTTTAACCTCTGCAAATCTTCCATTTGGTTGTCTTGAAGTAGAACGAGTTCTTACTGTTACACCAGTATCTCCATTAATTGTAAGTACACCAGCACCATATTGAGATATAAAAATTTGACTTCCGATAGGGAAAGCAACGGCAGCATTTGTTGGTATTGTAATTGTAGCAGAAGTTGCAGAATTTTGTGTTAAAAATTTACCCTTATCCGTTAATATTAAACTAAAGTTGTTAGAGTTAACATTTCTTACAACTATATTATAATCTAAACCTCCATTTACTTGAACAAGGTTTGTACTTCCATTATCTGTTGTACTACCGATTAATACTTTACCATCATCTGTTATTCGTTGTCTTACTATTGGAGTTCCAGTTACTCTATCGGTAGCAAAATCTAAATATGCTTTTGGTGTTGCATCGGTTGAACCAGCAGAAATATATGCCTTAACACTTGCGCCTGGCGTTGAAGCATCATTGCTAAAAAATTCAATCTTACCAATTACCTCATTTGCTAAAATAGTTGTATCGGTATTTACAAATCTTAAAGTATTATTTTCAGCACCACCACTATTATCAGCAGTTAATTCTAAACGCTTTGTTGCAGTTGTAGTGCTACCTACGTTTAGCGTTCCACTTGCACCGATGTTTGCAATTTGCAATTTACCAGTTCCAGTAATGTTAGTAGCACCAAATATAGCATTACTCATTCCTAAAGGACCAGTAAAACTTAAACCAGTTGAATTAAAAGTTAATGCAGTTGTTTGATTATCTATACTTAAATTTCCATTTAAATATGCACTTCCAGTAAATTTATTTAATGATAAAAGATATTCATTATCTCCGTATGAACCCAAAAGTGAACTACCAGAAATAGTTGCGTCAGTACCAACATTTAAACTTGAATCTGTAATTATTGCACCAGTAAAATAACCACTACCAACAACACTTAATTTGTTACTTGGACTTGCAGTTCCAATACCTACGTTAGTTCCGTTGTCAAATATTTGACTATTGCCAATAGTAGAAGCACCAGTAAGTTTAGGAACATAATTTGTAGTTCCACTACCACCAACTTTAGCATTGAATGTAGTCCAATTTGCAGCAGTTAAATAACCATCAACACTTGTAGTTGCAGCTGGAATGCTTAAAGTTCTATTCGCACTTAAATCCCCACCACCACTTAATGGTGCAGTAGTAGATATGCTTCGTGTAGTAGCAACCTTGTTATTGAACGTAGTCCAATCGGTAGAAGTTAAGTACCCATCAACGCTTGTGGTAGCAATACCTAATTTGCTTTTGATTGTAGCGTTTGTTTCATCGCCAGTATTTGTATTTGATGAAGTACCACTAAAAGTACCACTAAAATTACTTGCAGTTAAGGTAGAAGATACTGCTAATGTACCAGTAATACTTGCACCTAATGTAGATAAACTAAATGCACTATTATTACCCAGACCATCGGTAATAACTTTTAGCGAAGTAGTTAGTGGCTGATTATCGGTAGTTTTTAGCAACGCATCGTATGTAGTTGCTGGAGTTAATCCGGTTAATCCTTCT